CGCTGATATACGCTGGCTGAAGCCACCAAAAGGCAAAGACAAGAGATACGTCTGGCTCACCATAGTTAATACTAACTTGTGTGACGATTTCTACCCCTCTTATCAATGGTGTGCAAGGGCACCGGTTTCAGGTATGCGTTGATAACCCATGGAGGACCAGAAATCTTCAAATCCAAGATCGAGGATCTCGGGATTTCTGTCACACTTCATAGGAAACTCATCAGTGTTGGCGTCGACTACATTATACTCACACCGAGGGTATGATGTCGTGTACTCAGTCAGATCGAATTGGTACGGTCGAAGCTTAATAGACTTAGGTAGATCAAAAAGGATCTTTTCAATTGAGGCAGGCTTAAGCCCCCCACAAAGTCTATCATACTTCTTCCACGTTCGAGTCATTTCTCGCATAAGGGATCGCTCCTTTGCCTCGACGTCATAGACTACATAGTCTAGGACATAACGGGACATCAGAGATCCAAGGAGGTCATCCTCCTTCTCTTCTAATGACTCAGAAAGTTCATAACCGATAGATTTAACAATCTTCTTCCATCGACCAAGTTGATGTTCAAGAACAGGATCTACGACTCTCTCCGAATAAGTAAACTTATTTCGAAGAATGTCATCGATTGTGTTCCGGGTCATCAGAGCGGTAGCGACTCTACATTGGAACTCCGTAGCTTTTACGGGTTCAAATGTTTGGAGTCCAAGACCACCCAAGTGTCGTGGGAAATACCAGTTAGGAGTACACTTTAAGGTTTTTGACAATCTTATCAATGTTGGTGACCAGTTGTACATCATTACTTCGTGTATTCTTTCAGCTCTCTCTCCAAAATGACCTCTCAACAATCTCTGTTGGACCTTATCACAGGTTCTCCAGAAAGAGTAGTCGGTCTGTTCGATATTGAAAAGTCCAAGGTTGACATAATTATGCTCAACCAAGAGATCTTTCTTTACCTCGAACATTTGAGAGTTGATAGTAAACACGGTTGGATGTACATAGTTCTTACCAACGCTAAGTTCAAGACCAATAGTTGCAACAAGTTCGGACCAAATTTCGATCAACCGTAGTGGTGCCACGAAAAGGATGTCATCTCCGTTTACACGGAGTCCATACCTTTCGGAGCACTCACTCATCAATAGGTTGATACGTTCTCCGGTCACTTCCTCGTGATAGATCTCAGCAGCATGTCGGAAGACAGCAGCATTGATCATACACAAAAGAGGAAATGATAGGATGGAACCCATCAATTGGCCATTTGTTTGAACAAAGGTTTG